AACAATTGTGTCTTTTATGTCTGAAATCACTCAATACGTCCCTTCTAACAAGAAACAACGAACATACACTGAGAAACAACAAAGTTTCTTAGATAATTTAATAAGGGTAGGAGGAGACGCTAAAGTAGCTGCTGAACTTGCAGGATACGCAGATAATGTGTATCCACAGGTTGTACGCACGTTAAAGGAGGAGATTATTGAATTAGCTTCTGAGATACTTGCACAATCGGCTCCTAAAGCCGCTATGAAGCTCGTAGAGGTCATGGAGTCTGAAACTGCTATCCCGCAGTCAAATGTTAAGGTACAGGCCGCACAGACGATCCTAGACAGAATAGGGCTAGGTAAGATGGATAGGGTAGATGTTAATCATAATATCGAAAATAATACAGGTGCGTTGTTTATACTTCCTGCAAAGAAACCATCTACAATAGAGGCTGAGTATGAGATTCCCGAAGACGAAACCTAAAGGTAAAGGAATTGTACCCTTTGGTTATGTTTACAATGAAGAATCTAAATTACTTGAAGCAATACCAAATTACCTAGAAACCCTAGAAGAAGCCTTACAGCTATTTGAAAATGAAAAACTAGGCTCATTACGTGAATCAATAGATTATATTAAGTCTAAGATTCCTGAAGCTAAAATATCCCACCAGACGTTTTCTAACTACGTTAAACGAGATAAGAAACCTCGTAGGCAGTACACTTATCATTCTAAAGTAAAACATGCTAAAGACGTTAAACGTAGAATAGCGACACAACGTAAAAAAGTTAAAAGCATTGAAAGAAAGCTAAACAACACTAAAACCCGACTAAAAGAAAAAGAACAGATATTTAGTAAGCTTAGTGAAGAACCTAATAAAAAAACAATTGCTGGTAAAATTGTTGATATTGCTCCTATTACTGAAAAATACAAAAAAGATATTGAGCAAGCTGTTGTATTTTCACCTAATGAAGGCCCACAAGAAGAATTTCTAGCTGCTGCAGAAACAGACGTATTGTACGGTGGTGCTGCAGGAGGAGGAAAATCCTACGCTATGTTAGTCGATCCTCTAAGATACGCGCACAGAGCGGCTCACAGAGGATTAATCATTCGACGTTCTATGCCTGAACTAAGGGAATTGATTGATAAAAGCAGGGAACTCTACCCTAAAGCCTTTCCCGGCTGTAAGTACAGAGAAGTAGAAAAAATGTGGAATTTTCCCTCTGGGGCCAAAATAGAGTTTGGCTTTCTTGAAAGGGATGCAGATGTCTATCGTTATCAGGGTCAAGCCTATAGCTGGATAGGGTTTGATGAAATCACCCACCTACCAACAGAATTCAGTTGGAACTACCTTGCCTCACGATTAAGAACAACAGATTCTACAATTGTGCCTTACATGCGCTGTACTGCTAACCCCGGAGGTGTAGGCGCACATTGGGTTAAAAAGAGATATATAGATCCTGCTGAAGATAATCAAAGTTTTGAAGGTGCAGATGGTTTAACTCGTAAGTTTATACCTGCTCGATTAGATGATAATCCTTACTTAGCAACTGATGGTAGATACGAGAAAATGCTAATGGCATTGCCTCCTACACAGCGTAAACAGTTGCTTGAAGGGAATTGGGACGTTAACGAAGGAGCTGCTTTCACTGAGTTTAATCTTGAAACCCATGTCATTCCTCCTTTTGAAATCCCTTTCAATTGGGAACGTGTTAAAGGCATTGACTATGGCTATGCCAGTGAATCTGCTTGTATCTGGGCTACAGTTGATTCTAATGATGGAACACTTATTGTTTACAGGGAACTTTATAAGAAAGGTTTAACAGGTGAAGATCTAGGCTACGCTATTACAGAAATGGAATTACAAGATCCTTTTTCAGTCCCCGGAGTCCTTGATACTGCTGCTTGGAATAGAACAGGCACTACTGGCCCTACAGTAGGAGAAACTATTGTCAGGCAGGGACATAAGCTACGAAGGTCAGATAAAAATAGAATTCAAGGAAAAATACAAATACATGAGTATTTAAGGCTACAGGCTAGTGGTAGACCTAAATTACAGATATTTAATACTTGTCCTAATCTTATTCGTGAGCTTCAAGGTATACCCCTTGATAAGTCAAATCCTGAAGATGTAGACACAAAAGCACAAGATCATGCTTATGACGCACTAAGGTATTTAATCATGTCCAGACCTAGAGTTAATGATCCACTGTCTCAATTAAGACATTTACGAATGGAACAGGCTTATACCCCTGCTGACGATATTTTTGGTTACTAGTTGTAAATTTTAAATTTTTGTCTACTATACAAGAACTAATACTAGCTATAAGTATAGCTACGATTAATTTTACACCTTTAAAGGGAAGGATATTAAATGGCAAACCCAGTTTATAATATAAAAGACACAGGAAGAAATTCTGCAAGAACAACTGATGTTCGTAATATTGCAGAAAATATTCTTACTTCAATGACCTCTGTTACAACAGGTACAATTGCAGTAACTGACGATACACATACAGATGTATCTTTTACTCAACCAGCCGATACTATCATTAGGAATCTTATTGCTATTCCTGCTGGTAACATTGTAACTGGCGGTAGTTCTGGTAATGACGTAGATTTTAGTTTAGGTACAGCCGCAGGTGGTGGTCAACTAATTGCTACTAAAGCTATTCTTGATGATGGTGGTTCTGCAGTAACTTGGACTGCTAACGCACCTTTGTACATTATTCAAAACTCTCATGGTCATGCTGCTAATGCTTTTGTTGGTACTGGCGTAACTGCTGGTGTTGTAGGTGGCCCTGCAACTTCAGAAGCAATTGTAATTGCAGCTACTTTGTATTCTGCTGCTGCACGTACTCTACATGCTAGGCTTACTCCAATTGGTGCTGACTTAGCTACAGCAGCAACGACAGTAACTTATCTTATTGAGTTCCTGCACTTAGGCTCAACACCTGATCAATAGAGATTAGTTAATGGCTGAAGAAAATAACTTAACAGCAAACGAACTTTATTTTGAAAAAGTAGAAAATGAGCAAGGGCTTGAGCTTTCGCTTGAAGAAACTTTACAACAAAATCTTGTTGCGTTATTGACTGACAGATACGTTAAGGCGAGTACTGCTAGAGATAGTGATGAGCAACGCTGGATTACTGCGTATCATAATTATCGAGGGTTATACAACAAAGACGTTAGATTTAGAGAGTCTGAAAAATCTAGAGTCTTTGTTAAAGTAACTAAGACAAAAGTACTTGCAGCTTTTGGTCAGCTTGTTGATGTTATTTTCGGAGCTAATAAATTCCCTATTGGTATCTCAGCAACAAAGATGCCTGAAGGAATTGCTAAACATGCTCACCTTGATAACGATACGCCTATACCCGGAATAGAAACTTCTGTACCTAAAGAAAGTTTAGAAACTCCTGAAGAAAATCCTTTTGATGTTGGGTTTGAAGGAGATGGCAAAACTTTAAAGCCGGGAGCAACTTTTGATAGTGGTAAGTTTGATGTAGTTCCAATTGATAAAGCGTTAGAAAATGAACTTATTGATGGGCCATCTTTAGATCCTACAGCTTTTAGAGTTTCTCCTGCTGAAGAAGCTTCAAGAAGAATGGAAAAATTAATCCATGATCAAATTGAAGAATCTAATGGCTCAAGTGAAATTAGAAACTCTTTGTTTGAATCTGCATTGTTTGGCACAGGGATTGTTAAAGGCCCATTTAACTTCAATAAAGTATTAAATAAATGGGAACAGACTGAAGAAGGGGAAAGAGTTTATAGCCCTCTTAATGTTAGAGTTCCTAGAATAGAGTTTGTTTCTATTTGGGATTTCTTTCCTGATCCTAACGCTACAAACATTAACGAATGTGAGTATGTTTTTCATCGTCATAAGATGAATAGAACAAAGTTACGTTCTTTAGCTAGTATGCCTTTCTTTAACAAAGATGCTATACGAGAAGCATTAGCTATTGGCCCTAACTATGAAGAACAAGATTATGAATCTGCTTTAAAAGATGAATCAAAATCTGATACTTATGGTGCAGGTCAATTTGAAGTTATAGAGTATTGGGGCGTAATGGACGCTGAGTATGCTCGACAAGTTGGTATGGAAATTGATGAATCTGTTGATGATCTTGATGAAGTACAAATTAATGCTTGGATGTGTAATGGTAAACTTTTACGCTCTGTAATAAATCCTTTTACACCTTTTAGAATTCCTTACCACTCATTCCCTTATGAAAGAAATCCTTATAGTTTCTTTGGTATTGGTGTTGCTGAAAACATGGATGACTCTCAAAAGATTATGAATGGTCATGCACGTATGGCAATTGATAACTTAGCATTGTCAGGTTCTCTTGTATTTGATGTAGATGAGACTGCTCTTGTTGGTGGTCAGAACATGGAAATTTATCCCGGCAAGATATTTAGAAGACAAGCTGGAGTTCCCGGTACAGCTATTAATGGCTTAAAGTTTCCTAATACATCTCAAGAAAACATGATGATGTTTGATAAGTTTAGGCAGCTTGCTGATGAACAAACAGGAATACCTAGTTACTCACATGGCATGACAGGCGTACAAAGTATGACTCGTACAGCTTCAGGGATGTCAATGTTATTAGGTGCAGCAAGTCTTAACATTAAAACTGTTATTAAGAATCTTGATGACTTTCTTTTAAAGCCTTTAGGCGAATCTTACTTTCAATGGAACATGCAGTTTCTTGATAATGAGTTAGATGTAAAAGGAGATCTTGAAGTTAAAGCAACAGGTACAAGTAGCTTGATGCAAAAAGAAGTAAGAAGTCAGCGATTGACTACTTTCTTACAAACTATACAAAATCCTGCTGTAGCTCCTTTCATTAAAGTGAATAAATTAATTAGTGAACTAGCTGTTAGTCTTGAGTTAGATCCTGATGAATTAATGAATGATCCTGATGAAGCAGCAATTATGGCAAGAATCATAGGAATGCAGAATGCTGGACAAGCAACTGGCGCGGAAGCTGGCCCCAATAACCAACAACCCGGAGCTATGGGAACCCCTGAAGGAGTACCTCCAGAATCTCAAGGACTTGGAGTTACAGGTACTGGTGGGGGCAACATCGGAACTGGAAATGTACCGCAGTCAGGGGAAAGTGAATTTAGTGGTACGCCTAGAGCAGTTGAAGGATAGCGTTAACGAAGCTACACAAAGGAAAGAATAATGGCTAAAGAATTAAGCAATGCAGAACGATTAATGCGTATTCTTGATCAAATTAAAACTGCTAAAGAACAAGCTGAAGGTAATCCAGATAAATTAGCTTTAATTGAAAAAAATACAAAACCTATATTAGCAAGTTTTGACATGGATGATTTTGCTGCTGCTGCTAGATTATCAACAGAAATAAAAGAAAACTTAAAAAACCAAGAACCTACTTCAAAATATATGGGTGGACGTATGAACAAAGATGAAGGCTCACTAATGGTTCCACCAGAGATGGAAGGGGATATGCCTATAGATACTTATCCTAATATTCCACCTGAAGAAATGGCAGAAGCTGAAGCATCACAATTACCTGATGCAGCAATGGAAGACCAATACATGGATTTTGTTCTTAGTGAATCCTTAGATGATGAAGAACAAAGTTATTTAATGAATGCTTTAGAAACAGATGAAAAGCTAAGTCAGATTTTTGACAAAGTAATTACAACTGCTTCTGAGTTTACGGGGTCTGGAGAAGTTGATGGCCCCGGAACAGGTGTATCAGACTCGATACCTGCACGATTGTCAGATGGAGAGTTTGTATTCACCAAGAAAGCCACAGATCAGATGGGTTCAGATAATCTTCAAGCAATGATGGATGATGCTGAACGCGCCTACGATGGTGGTGAAATGAGAAAAGCAGCCCAAGATGGGGGGTTACTTCTTTATAAGGGTAAGGATGAAGATCCTTTAGCTTATGAAAAAATAGCTCAAGATGAGATCAAGAAGAACATGCTTAGATCAAATCGCGCTCCTAGCTTGAATCCTGCTTAAATTTAATAAGGCTCCCTTGTAAAAGACAAGCCCCAAATTCTCTAGACGTTTAGAATTGGCTACCTTGCAAGACAACAAGCCCCTTAGAAAAGGAATAGAACAATGTCTGAAACAGAGATGATAGAAGAAGAACAAGAAGCTAATCCATATAATATGAGGAAATCTTGGCATAAGGCTGACGGTAAACGTATGCCTCAAGCAGATGAATTGTATTATGAAGATGAGGCTCCTTCCCCAAAGGCTTCCCGACGAAAAAAGTCGGCCCCTAATGAGGATTCTTCTACTACTAACCATAACTATAAAAAGAGATACGATGATCTAAAGCGTAAACATAATAGGACTATAGATGAGTTCAAACAGAAAGAGTCTGATTTTCAAGCTCAACTGCAAGCTACTCAACCTAAATATGAAGCTCCAAAATCTCAAGAGGAACTTCAACAGTTTAGGGATTCTAATCCTGATCTTTACGAAACAGTTGAATCTGTGGCACATAACATTGCCTCTGAACAGCTAAACACTTTGCAACCAAGGTTATCTGCTATTGAAGCTAGAGAACATCAACTTGCAATTCGTGAAGCTGAAGAGTTAATGAGGAACAATCACCCTGACTACGATGATATTAAAGGGTCAGAGGATTTTCATACTTGGGCTTCAGATCAACCTGAAGAGATTCAAGATTGGGTATATCGTAATCCTGATAATGTTTCTTTAGCATCAAAAGCTATTGATCTTTATAAAATGGAATCTGGGCAAGGACAAAGTTCTACACAAAGAAGTTCATCTCCTAGACAGCAGTCTTTACAGTCTGCTGCTGATATGGTTTCTACTAAAACAACCAATGTAGAACCACAACAGAAAAAGATTTGGACTGAAACTGAAATATCGAAAATGTCCCTTGATCAGTTTGATAAGTATGAAGAAGATATTCGTCAAGCTATTGATGAGGGAAGAGTTCGGAATATTTAAATTCTTTTCTTAAAGGAAATATAAAATGGCTTATAATCAAAGTGACGCACTGTTTGAACAAAGTACAGATACCAATGGTAACTTTGGTAACTCTGTAGCGAATCAAAACAATTCGTTTTTCTTACCCAAGGTCTATTCCAAGCAAGTTCTAAACTTCTTTCGTAAATCGTCTGTGGCAGAAGCCATAACGAATACGGACTATGCTGGTGAAATTGCTGGATTTGGCGACACAGTTAGAATTATCAAAGAACCCGAAATTACTGTTTATCAGTATGAAAGGGGAGCAGATGTAACTAAAACAGCTCTTACAGACGCTGAAGTTACGTTGATCGTTGATACTGCTAACGCTTTCAAGTTTATTGTTGATGACATTGAAACAAACATGTCTCACGTAAACTTTCGTGATGTAGCAACCTCATCTGCAGCTTACGCTCTGCGTGATGCTTTTGATGAAGGTGTAATTGCTTCTATGTTCTCAGGTGTATCAGCGTCTAGCCCTAATCATGTATTAGGTTCTGATAATGCTACTGACCTTGCTGCTGGTACTTTTGATGGTACTGGTAACTTAGACATTGGATTTGACTCTTCAGAGCATGATCCTATTGATGTCTTAGGACATATGGCACGACTTCTTGACGAACAGAATGTACCTGAAGAAGGTCGTTGGTTCCTTGCAAGCCCTGACTTCTATGAAGTTCTGGCTTCAAGTTCTTCCAAGCTTCTTTCTGTGGACTACAATGCTGGTCAAGGTTCAATACGAAACGGTCTAGTATCTTCTGGGCTATTGCGTGGATTTAATATGTATAAAAGCAATAACATTGCCTCTACTACTAATGCAGCAGGTAAGTGTATTGCAGGACATATTTCATCTACAGCGACAGCTCAGACAATTACGAGTACTGAAGTAATTCGTGATCCTGACAGCTTTGGCGACATTGTACGTGGTCTTCACGTATATGGTGCTAAGGTTCTTCGTGGTGAAGCGTTAGTTTCTGCCTTCTACGGCATCGACTAATTGTAAGTTAAGAGGAGGGGGTTACTTAGGTAGCTCCCTCTTTTTACAAAAGGGTGTAGATATGCCACAGCTAGGAAGTGAAGAAAAACCTTTTATGGTTCATCCTAAAGGAATCGTAAGTAAAGAAAGTCGTTTTAGGAAAGGATTTAATAAAAAAAAATATAGTGAAAACTATGATCGAATTTTTAATTCAAAATCTAAAAAAGATAAGGCTTAGATTATGAAAAAAATGATGTATGGTGGTAAAGCTAAGATGATGGGTGGCGGTAGAGCCATGTACAATCAAGGTAGTTACGTTTCAATTCAGGAAATGGAACGTCACTGTGGTAGTACAACTGTAAGACCAAATGCTCAAGGATCTGGTGGAACAAAAGCTGTATCAATTGCTATTAAGGTATCAAAATGAAAGTACCTGCTCCTAAAGGTTATCATTGGATGAAGTCTAAGAAAGATGTACAGCTAATGAAAGATCCTAAAGAAGGTTTTAAACCTCATAAGGGAGCTAGTAAAGCTGTTAATTTTCCTATTCAAAAAAAACATAAGAAATAAACATGGCTGAGACTTATCTTAATTTAGCTAATGAACTACTCAGAGAACTGAATGAAGTTTCTTTGTCGAGTTCTACTTTTTCAGCAGCTATAGGTATTCAAGCACATATCAAAGATAGTATTAATAGAGCTTATCTTGATATTGTTAATGAAGAACCTCAGTGGCCTTTTTTGGCTACTGCTCTTAGTGGTGCTACTGATCCTATGTATGGAAATGTTTATGTAGAAACAGTTGCAGGTACGAGATGGTACAACTTGAAAAGTAGTAGTTCTAGTTTGACTACTGACTATGGTGCAATTGATTGGGATAATTTTTTATTAACTACTGTAGGTGTATCAGGGGAAACTGCTCCTTATACAGTAAGAAACTTACGCTTTACTACTACAGAAGAATGGAAAGATTACTTTAGAGTTTCTCAAAATAAAGATGATGCAGATACTCAAAATTATGGAGTTCCTTCTAGAGTTATTAAAAGTCCTGATCTTAGAAAGTTTGGGTTAAGTCCTATTCCAGATCAAGTCTATCGTATTTGGTTTTATGCCTATGATTTACCAACAGAGTTATCTGCACATGGAGATCAAATAGTTTTTCCTAACATTTATAAACCTGTCCTTTTAGCAAGGGCTAGATATTATGTTCATCAGTTTAAAGAAAATCCTCAAGCATCAGCTTTTGCTGCAGAAGATTATAAAAGAGGATTACGTCTAATGAAGTTAAACCTAATGGAGTCTACGCCGGGATACTTTAAAGATGACAGGATAAGGTTCGTATAAATGTCTCAACCATTCGCCTTATCATGTCGAGGTGGTTTAAATGTTAACTTAAATCAACTTGAAATTATGCGACAACCCGGATCAGCAATTGAATTGTTGAACTTTGAGGTTGATCCTGATGGAGGCTATAGGCGCATTAATGGCTTTACTCAGTTTGGTGGAAGTTCTACAGCTAAACCTAACTCTAGTAATGCTATTCTTGGAATGTTTGTTTATGCAGATGGTTTAATTGTTTGTTCAGGAACAGGTATATTTTTTAGTCAGGATGGTACTAGTTGGTTAACATTAAACAGAGCTAGTGTATCTGGTAGTGGTGATAACCATACTACTTTTACTGGTAGATCTTTAGCTGCTAGAACAAGTCAAGGGCAATGTACTTTTGCACTATTTGAAGGTACAACTGATTATGGTGAAGTATTAATTTGTGATGGAGCTAACAAACCTTTCTTTTTTAAAATGACAGGTACTGGTAGCTTAACAGACAGAACTTTTTTTGCAGGTGAGATAACAGTAAGTAGTACAACTGCTCCACTAGTAGGAGTAATGCACGAAAATCATTTTGTTGTAGGAGGTGCATCTACAGCTAAAAATACTATTTTTTATAGTTCTAGTATTGATCCTGATTCATTTAGTGGTTCAGGAGCAGGAAGTATAGTGCTTACAGATGCAGTTGTAGGTCTAGCTAGTTTTCGTAGTGACTTAATTATTTTCTGTAAAAATAGTATTTTTAAATTAGTTAATATTAGCGATAGCGATAACATTGCAGTAGTCCCTATCACAAAAAATGTAGGCTGTTTAGACGGTCAAAGCATTCAAGAAATAGGAGGTGATCTTTTATTTTTAAGTCCTGATGGAATTCGTACTATTGCAGGTACAGCTCGTATTGGAGACGTAGAGTTAAGTTCTGTCAGTAGACAAATTCAAAAAGTAACTAGTTTAATTGCAGCAAGTATAAATAATTTTGTTATTAGTAGTGGGGTACTTAGGAGTAAATCTCAATATAGATTATTTTACACTAATACAAGTCAAAGCTCTGCTGTATCAAAAGGTATTATAGGTACATTAACTCCTAATGGTTTTGAGTGGTCTGAAACCAAAGGTATTCAAGCTAATGGCTTTGCGTCTGGTTTAGATAAAGATGGCGTTGAACAGTTATATCATGGGGACAATTCAGGATTTGTATATAATCACGATACAGGTAATGTATTTAATCCCGGTGGGAGTGCTTCTAATGTTGAAGCTATTTACTACACGCCTGATTTAGACTTTGGAGATATAGGAACTCGTAAAACAATAAAGTATATAAAAATTTCTATTAGCCCTGAAGGAACTATCCAACCAGAGCTAGATGTAAAGTATGACTTTGAAAGTACAGATACTCCACAGCCTCCTACATATACATTAAGTACTATACCTTTACCTGCTACTTTTGGGGATGGGACTTTTGGAACTTCTGAGTTTGGAGCTGCTGAAAATCCATTAGTAAGACAAGCAGTAGAAGGGACTGGAAATACTGTAGCTTTAAGACTTAAAAGTGATGACCAAAGATCTCCTTATTCAGTAAATGGTTTCTACATAGATTACATGCCTTCAGGAAGGAAGTAGATAAATGGCTTATTCGTATACAAGACAAAGCACAATCTCTGATGGAGATACGATTACAGCGGCATTATTTAATAATGAATATAACCAGTTATTAAATTCTTTTGCTTATTCATCTTCAGATGCTGCTGTTACAGGACACAGACATGATGGATCTTCTGCCCAAGGTGGTAGTATTTTTAGAATTGGTGATCTTGATTTCTTAAATAAAATTGAGGCTGACAGTACTAACAATAGATGGGGATTTTATGTACAAGTCTCTAGCAGTGCTGTTGAGCAAGTAAGAATACAAGATGGAGCAATAGTTCCAGTTACTGATAATGATATTGATCTAGGTACTAGCTCATTAGAGTTTAAAGATTTATACATTGACGGTACAGCTTATGTAGATGCTATTAACTTTAACGGTACAGCAATTTCAGCAACTGCCGCTGAAATAAATATTATGGATGGTGTTACAAGCACTGCCGCAGAGTTAAATATTTTAGATGGAGTTACAAGTACAACAGCAGAACTTAATATTCTTGATGGTGTAACTTCTACAGCAGCCGAAATAAATATATTAGATGGTGTTACTTCTACTGCAGCAGAACTTAATATTCTCGACGGTGTTACTTCTACAGCAGCAGAATTAAATGCTTTGGATGGTATTACAGCAGTTGTTGGTGAGTTAAATGCTTTAGACTTAGGGTCTACAGCAGTAGGTACTGCCATAGCTTCTAAAGCAGTAATTCTTGATTCAAACAAAGATTACACTGGCGTAAGAAATCTTACCTTAACAGGTGACCTCACTATTGGTGGTGATGATCTTACAATGGGTACTAATACTGCTGGTCACTTATTAATTGCAGATGGTACTAATTTTAATCCAGTAGCAGTAGGTTCTTTATCTGAAATATCTACAGTAGCTACTGATGACGTTTTTATAGCTGTAGACACTTCAGGTGGTGGTTTAAAGAAGATTACAAGAAGTACTATTGTAGCAGGACTTGCAACATCTAGTGCTATTTCTAATGTTTCAGAAGATTCTAGTCCACAGCTAGGAGGTAATTTAGATCTTAATGGCAGCGATATTGTTACAACATCTAACGCAACTTTAGACCTAGCTCCAAATGGTACAGGTACAGTTGTAGTTAGAGGTAACACTAATTCAGGTGCAATAGTTCTTAATTGTGA